AAGCATTAAAAGCATCTCGCGATCAAGCTAAAGCTTATGGTGAACCCGAATGGTGTAAAGGTACAGGTTTAAGACATACCCACCATTTAGCAATCGCACCAACAATTTCTAATGCTCATATTTCAGGTGGAGTATCACCTTCAATTGAACCTATTCCTGCTAATGTGTATAATCTCAAAACAGCAAAAGGTGTATTTATTAAACGCAATAAAATTCTTGAAAATCTACTAGAGAGAAAAGGGTATAATATTGATAGTGTATGGGATCAAATACTTAAAGATCAAGGTTCAATCTTAGGACTACCAGATTATATATTGTCGCCTGAAGAAAAGGAAATATTCTTAACATTTAAGGAAATTAACCAACTTGAGATAGTAAAACAAAATGCTATTAGACAAGAATATGTTGATCAAGCTATATCGTTAAATTTATGTTTTGACCCTAACGATTCACCTAAAGACATTAGTATGGTCCATAAAGAAGCTTGGAAACTTGGTATTAAAACACTCTATTATCTAAGAACAGAAAGTGTATTACGAGGCGATAACCTCGCGAGATTCGCGGAATGTATCTCCTGCGAATCGTAGCATGATCCTTAATTTTTACATATTTATAATAAAACATAAATATGGAAAGAGGAATATATAAAATTACTAACCCCGAAGGAAAAATTTACATTGGTTTGTCTAATAATATAAATTTAAGATGGAAGCAATATAAAAACAAAGTGGGTGATTCAAATTATCTATTACAAAATTCTTTTAAATCATTGGGATTTGATAACCATAAGTTTGAAATTAAAGAATTAGTTCAATATAATATTTTATTAGCTGAAAAAGAAAATAATAAAATTTTAAGAGAAAGAGAAAGATATTGGATTAATTTCTATCAAAGTAATATTACCGGTCTTAATCAAAATAAAGGAGGATGTGGACCAGACAAGCACACTCCCCAATCTAAACAAAAAATATCTAATGCTTTAAAAAATAATCCGAAACCCTATGACTTTGGAATAAAAAGATCAAAAGACTTTTATACCGAAGAATGGAAACAAAAAATATCAAATTCAAATAAAGGAAGAATATCTCCAAACAAAGGCAAAATATCCCCTGTTAAAGGAAAAATAATGGGTACTGAGCAAAAAACAAAAATATCAGAAGCACTAAAAGGAAAACCCAAACCAAAAGATTTTAAAACCAAAATCTCAAAACCAGTTTATCAATATGACCTAAATGGAAATTTAATTAATGAGTGGGACTCAATAACTTCTGCTTCTTACAATACTAATACTCGTTTTGCAGGAATATCAGGATGCTGTCTTAAAAATCGTATGACTGCTAATGGGTTTTTATGGAAATTTAAACATGATGATACTCCTATCACTCCCCAACCTCAAGGAATTATTAAACCTAATAAAAGAAAATCAATACTACAATATAATATAAGTAATGATTTAATTAATAAATGGGAATCTATAAAAGAAGCATCAATATTGTTAAATATACCTGCTAGTAATATACATAAATGTTTAAATAATAAAATTAAATCTGCTGGGGGGTTTATATTTAAATATAACAATAAAAACTAATTTAATTTTTTTTAAAGAATTTTTTCATAAGAAAGGTGCGAGAGCACCTTTTTTTGTTATATGTATTGATGAATGTTATCTTAAATAGTTTTTAATGGTTGCATATTGTTTCACTTAAAAACTAAAGATATGAAAAAATTTCTTGCCCAAATTTTCCAAGACGAAAAAGGAAAATTTTCTTCAAAACAATTTGTTGGGATTGTAGCAGGCTTAATGCTATGCTTTACAATGTACCATAATCAATTTACGGATGCTAGTATAGCCCCAGCTGATTCGTTAATTAATGCTGTTGCTGCTCTTTCATTTGGAGCTTTAGGTTTAGCATCCGCAGATAAGATCTTTAAAAAAAATGAATGCACTTGCCAAAAAACTGAAGAATAAAAATTATGAAAACACCAATTACTTTTGAACAATTTAGCAAAGATCCAGTTAAAGGATTACTATTCATAGTAATAGTAGCTATTGGTTATCTATATATTGACATTAAAATGAACTATTCAGGTCAAGTCAATAAATGCGATGATCAAGTAATAGTCTTAAATCAAAAAGTTGACCAATTAACTGAACATATCCGTAAGAGCGATTCTGCTTTAGGTTATACTATTAGTAAGGTTGAAATGCTTGAAATATTAAGAAATGAAGGCAAATAATTTAAATACAATTTTAGCTATTATTGCTATTGCTGGATTAACAGCTGCGTTAGCTGACAATCCTAAACCTATAGATCCTAAAGAAAAGGAATTAAATGAATTGCTTAAAAAGTCTCAAGAGAGATTAAAAAAAGTAAATTTTTTAGTTAAAAAAATTGATAAGGTCACTACTGAAAAAGTAGTTGAAATGAAAGAAGACATTGTGACCTTACAAGAAGAAAAACAAGTTCTGCAAGAAGAAAAACAACAACTAACTGTAGAATTGAATGAAACTAAAGCTATTATGGATAGTATTACTATCTACTCTTCCCCTTTTAAGCTGGTCCCAATCGTATCCGATTCAACGAATTGAAGGTAAAGATACAGTGGTCGTTATGACCAAAAAACAAGGTGAAGACATAAATCTTTTATTTGATAGTTTACGAAAAGCAAATAATAGTTATGCTCACAAAATTGATTCCTTAGCTAAATTAAAAGCTTTAGTAGATACTTTAGTATTTAGAGATACTCTAGTTCAAAGAGATACAATAACTAAAACTGTAACCAAAATTATAACTAAAAATGAACCTATACAGAGTAGGTGGGGCATTGGATTAAATGTAGGAGCGTTAAGTGTTATGGGTGATATGGTTACTTCTCCTTCACTTATAAATCAAATGATTAATACTAACGGAAGTTCTATATTTGTTATTTATAAATTAGATAAAAACTGGGGGACACGAGGACAATTTTTATATGGGTTAATAAGGGGTAGAAAAGATGAAGTTTGGCTTAAACAAAGCTTCAATGCAGGGTACTATTCAGGGCAAATAGATTTATTTTATACTACTCCCTCAATTTTAAAAGATAAATTAGATTTTAGCATTACTTTAGGACAAGGCATATCAGTATCTAAATACTATAGATCTTCATTTAATAACCCCGATTACCCCACATTAGCTTTAAGAAATGGAGTTTATACTGGGTTTAGTTCTATTGGGGGTGAAATTAATTTTAAATTAACTGAATCTTCTAAATTAAACATAGGAACACAACTTAAAACATATTTTACAGATAAATTAGATTCATTTCAAAATACTGGAGAAGGTGATGCAATGCAATATACTTATTTTGGATTAGTATATTTTTTAAATAAAAATTAATATTTATAATAAAACAAGATACTATGAAAGAAATTTTTAAAGCCATTTTAAAGTATTTATTTGCAAATACTAAACTAGACGAAAAAGTTGCTGATGTATTAGAAACAGCAAAAACCGAAGTTACTAAATTAGATGAAAAGTTTGACGATTTAAAAGAAAAAGTTGAATCTAAAGAAGAAGCAACTGAAGAAAAAGTTGTTGCTCCTAAAAAAAAATCTAAACCTAAAAATTCTTAATCATGGATATAAACAAACTTAAAGGGCACGTACCCGACGCAGTTATTGCTCAAATCCCTTCTGTAATGTCAACTTTTAAAATTGACACCGCTCTTAGATTATCACACTTTTTAGCTCAATGTGGACACGAAAGTGCCGGTTTTAAGGCTATTCAAGAAAATTTAAACTATGGAGCTAAAGGTTTATTGGGTATTTTTAAAAAATATTTCCCAACCGAAGCTAAAGCATTATTATACGAAAGAAAGCCTGAAAAAATTGCTAACTTAGTATATGGTGGTAGAATGGGAAATGGTGATGAAGCATCAGGTGACGGCTATAAATTTAGAGGTAGAGGTTACATCCAATTAACAGGAAAAAGTAATTATACTGCTTTCGGTAAAGCAATTAACGAAGATATAGCTGCTAACCCAGATTTAGTAGCAACAAAATACCCATTATTATCAGCTGCTTGGTTTTGGTCAAGCAATAGCTTAAATGCCTTAGCCGACAAAGGAGCTGATGATGCAAGTGTAACAGCTATCACTAAAAGAGTTAATGGTGGAACAATTGGGTTGCCCGACCGCATTAAACACTTTAAGGAATACTATGCACTGTTGAAATAATGAAACATACTTCTCTAGCTGACCCTATAATTTTATCTATTACTTCTTTATCTGCAGCTTGCGCTTTTATATGTAGCTATTTTTTACAGCTATATATGAATAACCAAGACCAATATGCTGCTGTAGTTGGTGTAATGTTTTTAGATGGTATATTCGGTATTATAGCAGGTACTAAAAGAGAAGGATTTAAAACACATAAAGCATTAAGTGTATTAAGAAATACTTTTGTTTGGATAATGATATTATCCGCTGTTTTAATGGTAGAGAAAGGTTTTAACGGAACAGCTTGGCTTAGTGAAGTAGTTATCGTACCTTTTATGATATTTCAATTAGTAAGTGCACTTAAAAATGCCTCAATGGCCGGCTATATTAAAGTAGGCTTATTAAATGAAATTTTAGATAAAATAGACAAACACAAAGGAAACAGAAATGAATAGTTATGAAACAAAAAATATTTCCATTCCTGATAGCATTTTCAGCGCTATCAGTTTCGGCGTCAGCCGCATTTTATTCAATTAGTGGATTAAGTAAATTATTTGCTGGAGCAAGTTTGCAAGTAATAATAATGGCTTCTTCACTTGAAGTAGCTAAATTGGTTATTGCTTCTTTACTTTATCAATATTGGAACTCGATTAATAAAGCTTTAAGAACATACCTAGTAACTGCCGCTGTTGTATTAGTTTTAATTACATCAATGGGGATATATGGGTATCTCTCGAATGCCTACCAATCTACTGCTAATAAAGAAGGAATAGCAACACAACAAATAACAGCTCTAGAAACCAAAAAGAAACTATACGAGCAAACCCGAGATAATATAATTAAAGAAAAACAATCATTAGCCGATTTAAAAGGTACTTTATCTAAAGGCTCAGTAACCCAATTTACAGATAAAAAAGGTAATCTAGTAGTCAAATCAAATAACGCCAATGTAAAACAAATAGAATCAGCCAATAAAACTGAAGAAAAACTAACAATCAAGTTAGACATAGTAAATGATTCTATATTTGCTCTAGAAACTAAAATACTAGAAACCAAAACACTCAGTGAATCCACAAGTGAACTAGGCCCGTTAAAATATCTATCTAATTTATTAGGAGTTTCAATGGATAGAATTGTAAATTGGCTATTATTGATTATAATATTTGTATTTGATCCGTTAGCAATTTCTCTTGTAGTGGCGGCTAATTTTGCCTTTGCACAATTGCGTTCTAAAAATGAGTATCCAATAGAAAAAGAAGTAGAGGATATGAGAAAGGTGGTTAATGCATACGATACTTTAGAAGATGAAATAAAAGATTGGGATGTTACTCTTAACGATGGTTTAGAAGATAAACCTTATCATTTTTTAGATTTAGATAAAGACGGAGTAGTTGAAGCTGAAGAAATAGAGGCTGTAATAGATCAAGTATCTGCTATAGGAAATAGTTTTACAACAGCCGAAGGTGGAAAAAAAGCAGCATTAAACTCCGAGGTGCAAAAACTTAAAGATATGATTTTAAGTACAGTGCCTAAGAAAAAGAAAGACGACGATACTATAACTTATTTTTAAAAATAGCTTGGCTATATAAGGTTTTGTTCGTATATTTAAACAAATAAAGGTTATTATGCAATACTGCTACTTAGATACTTTCATTAAACATTCGGAAGATGTTATCAATGCTAAGCTGTCTCAATACCAAAAACTGAATTATAATCGCTTTATGTGGTGGAGGACACATTGCGACAAAACCGAGCCACTAAGCAAACGTGTCCCACTTCGAGACCGAATCGCCAATGGAGACTTCGAATTTTCATCATACTACTGGCAAGCCCAATCAGCTGCGGTTGTAGGTAGAAATAAGCTGGATTTGACCAAAGATGATTATCGCGACCAAATCGATAAAACAGCCATTGATATTGCGCGTTATAGGCGACTTGTTATAGATTTTGAAAAGGAAGAACAAAATCGCATACAAGAATTTATAGAGTCATTTACTAAAGCGTTTAATCTTACTCGCGAGGAGCTCTATGCTAATCTAGAAACATGGGAAGGAGATGTATTAAGTTTTTATGACTATCTAAGCATGTCGTACCCACTATCTCCTTATGAAGCTCGTAAAATAACTCGCAAACAAAGTGGGAAAACTAAAAAGAAATAATTATATTCAACCAAAAATAAAAGTTATGAATCTACGTTACAAATACAAAAAACTATTAGTTTGGCTAGGTAGTAAAACACCTAAACACCCACCATTAACCGAACGCGAGTACCTAACTAAACGAGTCATAATCAGGTTACTTGCAAACCCCAAAACCCACTATTTAATGACACCCTCGGGCCGTTATTATCTACAAACTGAGGACAAAAAATATACTCTTATTTTACAGAATAACTTTGTAAAACTCACTAATCACACATATTCGTTCGAGTTTACTATTAGTTCTTATGTATCAAACGAGCTTATTGCTTTAGTTGAACGAGCTATTGAAAAAACTAGGAGCAAAATGGAAGATGAATTATCTAAAAACGAAATAAACATATTAAAAGAAATGCTAAAATGATAAAAGTATAAATAATTTATTGCTTCCCACATTTTTTATTGTCTTCCACATATTTATGATAAACAGAAGATATGAAAAAAAGTGGAATTTATAAAATTACAAATCCAAAAGGTGAAGTTTATATAGGATATTCTAAAGATTTAGATAAAAGAAAAAATGATTATAGATTATTAATAATAAAAACTCAACCCTTAATTTTAAACTCTTTATATCTTTATGGTTGGGAAAATCATATTTTTGAGATTTTAGAATATACTATTGATTTAAAAAAAAGAGAAAAGTATTGGATTGAAAAATTTAATTCTTTTAATAAAGGATTAAATAATAATAAAGGAGGAGGAGGTCCTAGCTTTCATACTGATAAAACTAAAGAATTAATAAGTAAAAAAGGAAAATTAAATGTTGGAAAAAGAAAAAATTCTCATTGGAAAGGTAAACCTAAACCAACTTCTATGAAAGAAGCTAATAAAGCTAATAAGGGTAAAAGAGAAGTTTCTCATTGGAAAGGCAAAACTAGAAGCGAAGAAAATAAACTTAAACTCAGCCAATCTAAAAAAGGAAAACCCATCCCATCTAATAATAAACCTATCCTTCAATATACCAAACAAGGGGAATTTATTCAAGAACATCCAAGTATTGAAAAAGCAGCTAAGAATATTGGGGGAAATCCAACAGCAATCAATAATGCTTTAAGAAAAGGTGGAGAAGCAACTTCTGCTTCATATATTTGGAGATATAAAAATTAAAATATAAATAAAATGATAAAAGTATCACACGAAGTACCTATTTGTTTACTTGAGCATAGCCTTAAATTCAATCAATATCAGTACATATTACCTCACTTACTAGACCAAAACGAGCAATATCGTGAATTTTTCTATAAATCTAAAGCAGAAGGCCGTTATATTATAATGGATAACTCGCTTCATGAA